ACTCAGTTAGACTTCATTCTAGGTCAGGTTTGGCTTGGAATGATGGGTTATACCTAACAAATAGTCAAGGTATAATAGATTCTGACTATGTAAATCCTGTTTTCGTTATGATGACTAGCATGGCTCAAGCTCCAAAGACTATAAATAATGGAGATAGAGTATGTCAAGCTGAATTGGTGAAAAAGATATATCATGGTTTAACCGAAATCAAAAAACCACCAGTTCAGAAGACCGAGCGAGAAGGTGGATTTGGTTCAACCGGCAAATAACACATTAGTTATATGGCCAAAACTATAATTCAAAAAAAAGGGAGTAATCCTATGTTAGAAAAAGCAACAGGCTGGATTCGCAGTCTTACTGAAACTGGTCTTGCGTTAATCGCATTGGGCGTGGTTCTTCAAATTATTTTCGGAGCAGCTGTTCCATTCATTGGCATTGATGTCATTGGTTCAGTTACCAGCTTAGTTAAATCACTCGGAAGCGAAGGCCTAGTTGGTCTAGTCGCAATATGGGTACTTTGGGGAATTTATTCCAAGAAGTAATCATATATCATCTGACAGAGGGTGATTAAACTCACCCTTTTCATTTTTTTATATTATGACTAAATACTACTATAGTAATTGGCAAATTGATGAAAAAATTATGAAGACTAAATATAAATTGATAGTAAAGGAATCTGGAAATTATACTTCAGATTCTTTAAGCAGTCTAGTTTGGACTGTTCTAAAACATCGCTGTCATCATCTCTTCAAAGGAGAAGGATGGCGTGATTGAGGTTGACCAATAGTGGTGACCTCTAACCTACTCCAAGTCTACGTGCTGAAGATTGGAGTGTATTATTAACCTCGCTTTACAGGAGGCCCTATGTTAACATTAGCACCACACACATTCCCCACTCAACAAGACTTACAAAAGATGCTCGGATTCAGCGTTGGATTCGATGGACTTTTTAATCGTCTTAATACTATGGATACCGCCCAATCGGGTTATCCACCATATAACATTCGCAAAATTAATGATTTACAGTATGTTGTTGAACTAGCTCTTGCTGGTTTTTCAAAAAGTGATATTGAAGTAGAAGTAACTGAGGGTACTCTTACCATCCGTTCTACTACCGCGAAAGATGATGGGGCTGATAATGATGAAAACAATGAAATCAATTTTGTACATCGTGGAATTGCCAAGAGAACTTTTTCTCGGGCGTTCCAACTGAGTGATGATATTATTGTTCAGAGTGCCGACCTTCAAGACGGTATGCTTATAGTGAATCTGGAACGAGTAATTCCAGATGAGAAAAAGCCTAGACTGATTCCTATCGGTCAATAGCCACTGTGGTGCCCCCAATCCTGCAAGATTGGGGGATTATAAATATTATTATAGAATTAGTATAAACTTAAATAGGAGTAGTGAAGTGGCAAAAAACAGAAATAAAAAATCAAAAAAAGAATTAGAAAAAGAAGGTAGAGCTCTTGGAGTAGAGTTAGACCGAAGGCACAGTAAAGAAGACCTTATTGAAGAATTAGAAGCAATTGAACCAGAATTACCAAGATTCAGTACTGACGCAGAAGCAGGATTCAAAGAAGATTCAAGTGATGCAACTTGGAATAGTATTGAAGAATTTACAGAAGCAGTAACTTCAACTGGAATGATTTTTGACAGTGCGTTTATTCCTGTTAATATTAAAGCTCTTTACGAAGCTTACACAACGAATTCAGCCGAATTCAAACAAACCGCAGCTTACAAATTTTTAACAAAGTAAAGGATATACATGGCACAGGCGAAAAAAAGTAAAAAGAAAATATCTAAAGCAATGGGAGAGATTTTAAAAGCTCCTAAAAAAGTAGAAAAGGCAGTTAAACAGGCCAGTAGAGAATGGAATGACCTTGAAGAATTTAGACAGTCTGTGATTGATTCTGGGCAACCACTGAATGCTGAAGAAGAGTATGCGTACTATACCTCTGACCCCGAAAATTTTAAAAAGACAAATACCTATAAAAATCTACAATAGGAGCATATAATGGCACAAAAAAGAAAAGTATTAAAAGAAGTTCTTTTTGATGATGTGGAAGAAAAAGTAGAATATGATTTCTTGACGCGTGATCAATTTTTCTCAAAAGTACCGCAAAGACCAATGTCGGCACGTGGAATAGAAATGTGGGAAAAATATCTACAAGATCCCAAAGGATTTGAATTCTAGGAGATTATTATGTTACCTTTATTATTATTCAATGTTATTTCTGGTCTTGTTATAGACAAGGCTACAGACTTAGCAACAGAACACGTTGAAAGTATGATAGATGATCTACTTCCAAAAGAAGCACAAAAAGAATTAGACAAAGCTATAAAAGAAGACCCCGCACATGAATTCAAAAATGCCAAAGAGGCATTGATGGCCGCAGTTGAGGGTAAGTTACCTATCGTCAAAGCAGACGGAACACTTAAACCAATCGAAAAAACATTTACAGTTATATTCGATCCTACTACTGGTTCAGTTGAAATAAAATAAACTTAGGAAGGAATATTATGGCAGTCAAGATACCATCATATAATGGTCACCTAACAAAAAACTTTGGGTATCAAGAAATGATAAAAAGTTCAACTGCAGATCGTTTGGGTATATCAAACGATGCAACAAGAGAACACGTTATTAATTTAACCAATCTTTGTAATTTTATTTTACAACCAATAAGAGAAGAATTTGGAGTTATCCGTATCAACAGTGGGTATCGTTCTCCAGCTTTGAACAAAGCAGTTGGTGGATCAAAGACAAGTCAACATTGTAACGGACAAGCAGCAGACTTTGAATCTACCAGAATTTCAAATCCAAACCTCGCAAAATGGATTTCTGAAAATTTAATATTCGATCAACTCATTCTAGAATTCTACGATGGAGTTGACCCAAATAGCGGATGGGTACATTGTTCTTATGTTCTTGATGGGAGCAACCGCAGTAAAACAATGACGGCTCTAAGAGTCAATGGGAAGACCCAATATAAGACAGGCCTTCTCACATAGGAGAAAAAAATGAAATATGTGTGGCTAGTTTATCTACAAATTTTATTTGTGATAGGACAATTTAATAAGAAAAGAAATTGGGTTGACAATCACATTTTATTATGTTATAATAGTTTAGATAAGTTAAATGTGAATTACGTTAAATACATAGACCATCCTTGACCACCAACCAGCTAAATTATAATGTTTTATACTAATGTCCAACCTCATGGTAATTTCATTGCTTTGAGGGGTATTAATGATCGTGGTGAATCTTTCAAAGAGAAATTGAACTACGAACCTACCTTATTTGTAGAATCTCACAAATCCCAAAATCCTCAATGGAAAACCCTAGATAATCGGAATGTTGCTCCTGTGAAGTGGGGCTCTATGAAAGAGTCTCGCCAAGCCATGAAAGATTATGGCGGTAATGTTTTTGGGTTTGACCAGTTTCAATATTCTTTTATTTCTGATAACTATCGTGGTATGGTTGACTACGATTTAGATAAGATCAAGATTGGATTCATTGATATTGAAACCAGCTCAGAACATGGTTTTCCAGATGTGAGAAGTGCCAACGAAGAAGTCTTGGCTATCTCTTATCGTTGTGGAAAAAGTTTCAAGGTGTATGGTTGTCAAGAATACACACCAGCCGAGGGCGTTGAGTATATTCATTGTGAGAACGAAACAAGGTTATTGGAAAACTTTGTACTTGATTGGTCTATGAACTATCCAGATATTATTACTGGATGGAACTCAAGGTTTTTTGATATTCCATTTCTTGTTAATCGTATAGTCAGGATTCTTGGTGAGAAGATGGCTAAGAAACTTTCTCCTTGGGGCTGGTATAAAGAGAATGAAATAACTCTATTCGGTAATAGACAACAACAGATTTTTGATCTGGTTGGTATTTCAAGTATTGACTATATGGATGCTTATAAAAAGTTTACCTATGTCAATCAAGAGTCTTATTCTTTGAATCACATTGCTTACGCAGAATTGGGTGAAAAGAAACTAGACTATTCAGAATACTCTTCGCTACATGAACTATATCAAACAAACTTTCAGAAGTTTGTTGACTACAATGTTCATGATGTTGTCTTGTTGGAAAGACTAGAAGAAAAGATGAAACTCTTGGAGATGATTATCTCACTAGCTTACATGGCCAAGTGTAACTTCAATGATGTGTTCAGTCCTGTGAAGATGTGGGATTGTATTATCTTTAATCATTTGAAAGACCAACAAATTGTTGTTCCACCAAAGAAACATGAGACTAAATTAGAAGCATACGAAGGTGCGTATGTAAAAGATCCAAAGATTGGTCGGCATAAGTGGGTTGCTAGTTTTGACTTGAATTCTTTGTATCCGCATCTGATAATGCAATATAATATTTCTCCTGAGACTCTTGTAGGTATGCATACTGAATCTGGTTTAGTAGATGCTTTACTTGATAAAGAATTTGACGTTGCTTTTCTTAAAGAGAAAAATCTTACCATGACTCCAAATGGTTCTTTGTATACTCGTAAAAAACAGGGGTTTCTTCCTGCTCTTATGGAAAAGATGTATACAGACCGCGTCAAGTATAAGAATCTGCTGCTTACAGAACAAAAGAAAGGTAAGGCTGCAGATACTAATAAATTGGCTCAGTATTATAATATGCAGATTAATTTAAAGATTGCTCTTAACTCAGCTTACGGAGCTCTTGGTAATCAATGGTTTCGTTTTTATGATGTGAGGAATGCTGAAGCCGTATCAGTTGCGGGTCAACTTTCCATTCGGTGGGCTGAGAGAGCAGTCAATCAATATTTGAACAAAATAATGGAGACAGAAAACGATGATTACGTTATTGCTTCCGATACTGACTCTTTGTACATTGCCCTTGATTCTCTCGTTCAGAAAGTAGGTCTTGGAGAAGATACACAAAAAACTATCAAGTTTATGGATACCGTTTGTGAAGGTAAAATTCAAGATGTGATTGATGGATGTTATGGTGAAATGGCCGAGTATGTTAATGCATTTGAACAAAAGATGGTAATGAAACGTGAGGTCTTGGCAGAGGTTGCTATTTGGACTGGCAAGAAACACTACATTCTGAATGTTCATAATTCTGAGGGTGTTCAGTATGATGAACCTAAACTAAAGATTATGGGTATTGAGGCTGTCAAGAGTTCTACACCAGAACCTTGCCGTAATGCTCTCAAAGAGGCACTCAAAATTATGATGAATGGAACAGAAGAAGATGTAATCAACTACATTGAAGCTTTCAAGACAAAGTTCAAGACACTTCCTACAGAAGAAGTTTCTTTTCCAAGATCTGTGAAAGGTCTTGCCAAGTATCATGACGCAGCATCAATCTATCAAAAATCTACACCGATTCATGTTAAAGGTTCTTTAATCTACAATAAGATGTTACAGAACAAACGATTGACTAGAAAGTATCCAAAGATTCAAGAAGGTGAGAAGATTAAGTTCGCTTATTTAAAAGAACCAAATCCAACTGGTGATACTGTAATTGCTATGTTGAATGCTTTACCAGATGAGTTTGAGTTGAAACCATAC